TACAAAGAAATCGTAAAAATTTGCCGGCTACTATTACCCGCCGTAAGGATATCGATGTAACGTATGCACTGGATGAATTTACAACCGATCCACGGTTTATCCCGGATATTGATAAAGCCGAATTAAGCTACGATAAAATGGATTCGTGTATGAGCGAAGATATGAGTTACCTGGAACAATTTGTTGCTGAAGCAATGATGTATAACTGGCGTCCTCAATTCTTTATTAAAACAACCGGAGACTCAACAGCAGCACATATTGGAACAGGGAATCGTAAGAAATTAACCTTAACTGATTTTCAGACTGCCAAATCCGTATTTAATAAATGGAATATCCCTAAAGGTGACCGTTATGTAGTATTGGATACTGAAATGCAGGCACAATTATGCAGCGATTTGAAAGCAACTGCTAACCGTGATTTCTCAGCCGTTTACGATCCAATTAACGGTGAATTAAAGAAACTGGAAGGTTTCCAGATCACTGAACGATCAACTGCTTTGAATGCACGTAATACAACATTAACAGCTGTTGCTAATTCAAAATATTTCAAATGGACTGCTAATGATTTGACTTACTATCCTGAAGATTTCATGGATGTTGAATCAGGTGATGCAGCTGCTGATACTACCTCGTGTGCTTATGGTTTATTCTGGAGCAAAAACGCAGTAGCCCGTTCAATGGGTATGACTAAGATGTTTGATGACAAAGGTAATCCTCAGTTTTACGGTGATATTTATTCGTTCTTGCAACGTGCCGGTGGACGTTCACGTCGTGCCGATGGTAAGGGAGTTCTTGGAGTCATTCAGACTATTGTATAGGTTTAGTTTTTTAATGTTTATTTTTCATGTGTGTGTTTTGAATATCCGCTACCGGTAGCGGTAGCGGGTATTTTTTAAAATTGAAATTATGGCTAAAACAATAAATAACGATCCAAAAACCGGTGATCCGAAAGAAGGACAGCAAATCGCTGATGAAATAATGAAATCAGTCCAGGTAATTGAGATTTGGCGTCTGGATGATAACCGGTGGTACACCAATGAAAAGAAAGCGATTGAAAGAAACGAAACTGATGGAGAAATTCAACATTTTACAAAAACAAAATAAGAGACTATGTTACCACGTGTAAAAATATATTTTGAAAACGGATCCATTGGATCAACTACTCCGTCAGATGATGGTGTAGTTGGATTAGTGGCTACCGGGGTAGCTGTAGCTGGAAAGTTTGTACTTGGTACAGCATATCTGATTACATCACTTTCCGGACTCACTGCTTTGGGTATTACGTCGGCTGATGCTGATGTCAATAAGACCATTTACAAAGCTGTAAAAGATTTCTATACCGAAGCTCCAGACGGTACTAAGTTGTGGTTGAAAGGAGTTTCTGATACGGTAACCCTGGCACAAATGATGGATGTAACCCTCACTAATGCAAAAACACTGATTGATTCGGCTAACGGAGCTATCAAGATCCTGTTTGCAGTGAAAAAAGATGCAACCGGTTATGTAACTACCATAACCGATGGATTGGATGCTGATGTTACGGCTGCTATTACCAAAGCCCAGGCGTTGGGAGAATATGCTTCAGACAGCAAATATGCTCCACTTTTTGTCATTCTTCCCGGACGCCATTACAGTGGTGTAGCTGCTGACCTTTCCGATTTAGGAACCGGAACATTCAACCGGGTAGCTGTGATGATTGGTGATACCGTAGCCTCAAGTAATGATGCTGCTGTAGGCCTATTAGCTGGGCGTGTTGCCGGTATACCAGTACAGCGAAGCATTGCCCGGGTTAAATCGGGTGCAATTGGTGTTGCATCGCTCTACATTGGAGCAGTAACTGCTGAGAACGGATCTCCTGACGTTATCAATGATAACGGCTATATTACCTTCCGTACTTTCGTGGGTAAATCCGGTTATTACTTCACTGATGATAAATTGGCTACAGCTGTTACCGATGACTATGCATTGATTCCACGACGCAGGACTATTGATAAGGCTTACCGGATCGGATATCAGACATTGATCAACGAGCTGGGGGATGAAATTCCGGTAACTGATGATGGAACTATTCCGGCATCAACGGTAAAAAGTATTCAAAATGCTGTTGAAACAGCCATTGAAAACAACATGGCCGGTGAACTTGGATCTGATCCGGGTAACTCAACGGATACCGGTGTAATATGCTTTATTGACCATACGCAAAATGTGGTTAGTACGTCAAAACTGAACGTAAAACTTCGTGTAAAACCTTTTGGTTATCCGAAGTATATTGATTTGTATTTAGGATTTAAAACTGCAACCACTTAATACTATAAAATTATGGCATTCGACAGTAGAGAATATGAATTTGCTGACCTGACATTTGTATTAGGTGGCAAGGATATAACCGGTTTCCGGGGTATTAAATATACCAAGAAACAAGAAAAGGAACTTGTTTATGGTAAAGGAAATGAACCGCTGAAGATTCAGAAAGGGAATAAATCCTATGAAGGTGAACTATCTGTATTACAATCGGAACTTGAAACGCTTATTGCAAACAGTCCAAATAAGGACATATTGGATCTACAGCTTGATGCTGTATGTGCGTATGGAAACCCAAGTCATGGTGATGTATTGATCACTGATGTTTTGCAAGGGATTCAGTTCACAGAAGAAAGTAAAGAGTTTAAACAAGGTGATAAATTTGGTGAAATCAAACTACCATTTATTTTCCTGAGGAAAAAGGCTCAATCTCTTTAATCAATTTAAATTTTAGACTATTACAAAAGCAGTCGGTCCAAACTGACTGACTGCTTTTTTTAAAAACAAAAAACATACACAATGTCAAAAGAAACTATCAATGTTGATGAACTAAAAGAAAAGTTCGGAACAATAAAAGAAATTACATGCGGTAAATTGGTTGCCTTTTTCCGTAAACCCGATTTAAAGATATGGCGTTTCGCCTTGAAATCAATTGAAAAAAGCCAGACAGAATTTAAAAAAGCGTTGGCAATAAACTGTTTTGTGGCAGGAAGTAAAGAATTATTGGCATCACCTTATATTGAGGATATAGCTGATGTTATTGATGAATTTGTAAACTATGCAGATGCTGAAGTTGAAAAAGAAGGTAATGCATACGTGATTAAAGTCCTGGATAAATCTGCACGTTTCAAACCGGTAACTATTGAAATGCAAACACTGGCTGAACGTAATAATATGGATGACTTACCATTTAAGACCCAGCAAAACCTTATGGAGTTAATGTGGTTGGATGGAGATTCAGAGATTCGGGATCCTAAGAACTTAGATTACCATATGCCCGCACTCCGTGTAATGAAAGATTTACGCGAAAAACACATCCTTAGCATAAAAAACGCCTAACGGGGTCAGTATTTTGGGATTTCGATATAGATGAAAAACCGGAGTTTGAAAAGTTTGTAAAAACACTTACGCTTCGTGCCGGAAGTTCTATGATTCGATATTACCTGAAAGAAATGCACCCCGACCGATTGGATGATTCCGATTGGATTGATTCCGTACTTGATGTATGGTTATACAGATACCTGGAAAGTAAAGAAATTAAAAAGTAACTCCGATGAATGCTGTTGAATTTGTAATGAAAATGCGGGACAATGCAAGTTCTACGATTGATAAGATCGGTAAAGAATTTGGTCATGCCAATACAAAAGCAACTAAGTTACAAGGAACAATGCAACGATTATCAACTTCTGGAACTTCTATGTTTGGTAGCTTAAATTCAATGTTAACTACTTTCGGTATTGGTTTTTCTTTATATAAAGTAGCTGACATGATGCGAGTAGGTACAGAAAAGGCTCATGAACTTCGATTAGCGCAAACTCAGGTACAAGCGTCTCTACTAAGTACTGGACATGCTGCCGGGATAATGTATGATGAAACATTAAAACAGGCTAAAAAATTAAGCTATTCAACATTGTATGGACGTGCAGAAATAACTGATATGCAGTCCATGTTATTAACCTTCCCTTCCGTAAGTAAGAAAACATTTGAAGCGGCTTCAGGTGCAATTTTAGACATGAGTACTAAAATGCATCAAGATGTAAAAATGTCAACTGTAATGGTAGGTAAAGCTTTGCAGGATCCTAAATATGGAGTTATGGCATTACGTCGTGTGGGTGTAAACTTGACTCGTGAACAGGCTGTAATCATTAAAAACTTAGTTGCTTCAGGTCATAAGGATATTGCTCAGGCAATGATTTTAAAAGAACTTAATACTGAATTTGGAGGGTCGGCTAAAGCTGCTTTTGATGCAACCCCTTTAGCTCGTTACAATAAAATAGTTGGATCTATCCAATTAAAAATGGGTGAACTTGCTGAACGCGTACAGGAAAAATTAGCACCGGCACTTGAATCAATTGCGACCATAGCAGGAAAAGCATTGCATCCTGTCAGAATTGTACTTGGATGGATATTTAGACAACTTGAAAGCGGGAATCCTATTGTTTCAGCTATTGTAGCAACATTAGGAACATTTGCCTTAATTATTGGTATAGTTTCAGCTGCAACAGCTATTTGGACAGCAGTAAACTGGGCACTTGACATGAGTTTACTAGCTAATCCAATAGTTTGGATTATAGCTATTATTGTCGGATTTGTTGCTGGTATAGTATTAGCCTATCAAAAAGTTGGATGGTTTCGTGGGGCTGTACTTGCCAGTTGGGAAGCTATTAAAGGATTTGGTTTATTGATTAAAGATTATGTAGTCGATCGAATTACTGGTGTAATCAATGGACTTGGTAAACTTGGTAAAGCTTTTTATCAATTCTTTGTAAAACGGGATTGGAAAGCTGCATGGGATACAGCTAAAGATGCCGGTTCTGATTTATTCGGTTTAAAAGCAGACTCAAATGCTGTAAATAATCTGAAAAAAATCGGTAAAAATATGGGTACTGCTTACCATAAAGGAGTTTTAGAGGCTGCAACAAACAATAAGGCAAGTAAGGAAAAGAAAACTATTCCAGGTACAAATGTAGCCTATGGGATGAATGGTGGGAATGATAAGCTTGGAAATAAAGGAGCTGCAACAGCAGTTGCCACCGGAGGAACCCGAAATACTTCCATTAATATTCACCTGGGTAAAATGTTTGAAAATATTGTTTTCCAAGGAGGATTAAAAGAGAATAAACAGGACTTGGAAAAACAACTTGAAGAAATGTTTATGCGATTATTATATTCAGCTCAATCAGTCGGTTAATATGGATCCAGTAAAATATATAAACGATGCTACGAATATAGCACTTGAGCACCAAAATGCATTAGGCTTTGCTTTACCCCCAATTATCTTTTTTAAAGATACAGTAAGTGTTAAAGATGGTAAATCAGTTGAAGGTAATGCAGAACTGCAAAACCGTTTGAAATCAGGATTGGTTGAAAATACTAATTGGATAGTTCCACTGACATTTCAAAAAATTACTTTTAATGACAACGGGAAGCCTACGACGCTTGAAGATTTTAAATTGCCTTTTGATCCTATTGTGAATTTCTCCAGTAAAAATATAATTACAAGGAGATATGTCTCAAAGAAAACAACCAGGGGAACGATAAAAGAGCATTGGAATCCGGATGATTGGGATATAAGTATTACAGGGGTAATCATTGAAGAAAATGAAACATTAAGAGCGGATTACCTGAATAAGATTCGCGCCTTTTGTAAAGCTCCACAATCTATACCTATTCTTTGTGATTTATTTAATGAAATGGATATCCATAATATCGCTATTGAAAGTTATGATTTTCCATTTACAAAAGGAATCGAAAATCAGGCATTTGTAATAAAAGCATATAGCGACGAAACTTATACGCTTTTAATCACTAATTAAATACCGTTTCAATCATGTTTAAAATGTCGTGGAAGGTCATAATTGGTGGGTATCAGTTGGGAATGATTGAAAGTGTAGAGATAGTTCGAAGCGTCGAATTATTGAGTGATACGGCCATTGTTACTTTGCCTTCAGCAGCATTCAATCAACCATTTGAAATTAACGATAAGTTAAAGCGTGGTGATATAGTAAGGATTGAACTTGGATATGATGATAAATTGATCACTGAATTTGATGGTTACCTGGAACAAGAACCGGCCACTGATAACGGATCGCTGATATTGAAATGTGAGGACGGTTTATTTCTGTATCGTAAATCACTCAAAAATGTAGTTTTGAAGGATATTAGTGTAAAAGAACTGATTAATCACGTGAACTCCGAATTAGGAGGGTTTACCGTTAATTGCGACTATGACTTTAAATATAGCAAATTCACAATAAATAATGCAACAGGTTACGATGTACTGAAAAAGATTCAGGAGGAAATTAAAGCAAATATATACCTGAAAGGAACGGTATTGCAAGTTCATCCTCCGTATTCTGAAATTTTTGGAAATGCAAATTACGACTTTTCTATAAATATTGAAAAAGCTGATTTAAAATATAAACGAGCTGAAGATAGGAAAGTACTTGTATCGATTGAATATACCGGTGTTGATGGGAAAGTTCATAAGATTGAGTATGGTGATACTGGAGGCGAACGAATAGATCGTAAAGGCGGTACAGGTGATTTAAATAGTTTATTACTTCAGGCAAAAGCGGAACATGCTAATCGGGTTTATGATGGATATGAAGGTACTTTTGACAGTTGGCTTGTTCCGTACTGCGATGCCGGGTATCAGGTTCGAATAGTTGATAATGATTATGAGTATAAAACAGGCACTTATTACGTGTTGGAAGTAAAAGTCAAATTTTCAAAAGAAGGTGGAGTCCGTACTGTTAAAATAGGAAAGAAATTAAGCAATGGGTAATAAGTCGAAAGAAATAAGGGATGCTATTCGTAGCATCTGCGGAATAGATAATCAGGGGTTGATTTTCTTCAATGCAAAGATAGTTTCCGTTGATGATGAAACCTGTACCATTGAGCGAAATGGGTTAGAATTTACCGATGTAAGGTTAGCTGCTGTTGTTGATGGGAATACTAAAAATTTATTGATTAAACCTAAGGTTGGAAGTATGGTATTGATAGCTGATCTTAGTGAAGGGTTAATGCGTGACCTGGCAATTATAGGTTGGAGTGAAATGGATACGATTACAATCAACGGCGGTGAAAATGGAGGTTTAACAATAACTCCGACATTGGTCCAGGAGCTGAATAAAAACAATGCCATATTAACGGCATTATTAGGAGTTCTGACAGGTGCACCTATTCCGGAACCGGGTAACGCTTCCCCCAGTGCTTTGCAAATAGCACTAAAAGGTGCTGTAACCGGAAAACAACTTGGAGACTTTTCGAAAATTGAGGATACAAAAATAAAACACTAATGAGT